CACCCATCCGAAGCCCAGCAGTGATAGCGCCCTGCCCTTCGATCAACCGGCCTTCGTTGGACTGCGTGGCAACCGAAGGCGTCCAGGTCGTCACATCCAGATAGCCAGAGCACTTCCAGCCGTCCGGGGTGGTGCCGTGGTTAAGCAGCATCACGAAGCCCTGAGCCGCTGCGATGACCTTTGCAGATGGCGCACCAGCCACAGCAGAGAAAGCGCCACCCGTGGATCGGCGAAGCGTCACAGACGAGCACACAGCCAACGCATCATTGCCAAACGACACGAAGCGCCACACGTCATCAGAGCCAAGCGAGTGACCAGACGACACGCTAGACCACGTTGTCCCGCCCAGCTCGTACACATTGGACGACGTGCCAGCGAACAAACGCGAATTGCCCGTCAAGTTGCGAGTCACCGCAGACCCACGGCACGCAGCCGCCAGAGCCGACACACCAGCATCGGCAGCACTCGGCGCAGACCTCATACCCTTTGGGTCGGGAATCAGGTTCTGACACTCCATGATCGCGCCCGGTGTCGTGGGCTCAACGTCAGGAGAGAAGCCGAGAAGCGGGGTCATGCAAACGACCTCGGGCGAACCGTCAGCGTGCCAGCAAATCGAGAAGCCTTGTCGGCTCCGTTCAACTTCGCCACGGCAGCCTGATACATGGCCTCATAGCCTTGAGCCGCTGCCTGATCCTTTGCCCACACCGCCGCGTGCTTCAGCGCACCGAACAGGTAGACATCCTTGGCATTCGTCAGCACCCAATTCGTATCAGCATCAGCCGACAGAGCCTGGAAGGCTGCGACATACAGCAGCGAATAGGCTTCAGCGTCACCGTGCACGACATAGAAGAAGCCGCCGATACGCGTGAAGTAACGAGAGGTCATGAACCTCTCCTGCTCGATCTGATACTGCTCAGGCGGCACAAAGGTGTAGACCTTGCCGCCAATCAGCAACTGGCGCGAGTCGAGGAAGTCAGCAGGCACAGCGAATCGGCCAGCCGACAGCGAGCCCGTCACCGTCGTTTCTTGAGCGATCACGCGCACGTCCCGGCGGATCTCAGCCTCAGCCAACGCCACGACATCAGTAGTCGGGACATCGCTGCGGTTGATCCAAGTCGTGACCGCGGTTTTGAGTTGGCCGAAGTTCATTTCAGGTACTTCTCAAATCCGACGAGCGCCGGGTGTTGGTGAGCCCAATTGCGAAGCCAGGCCTTTTTCTCTTGGGATGTCATCTGGCGCGTCTCGATGAGGTAACGGCCATACTCGGCAGGCGGAAGGCTGAAGACCTTGCGCATCTCGCCCCACCGCTGCCCCTCAGTCGCGGCGCGTTCGGCCTTTGCCTGCTCAAGCCACGGGGTCGCGTCCCACTCGCGTTGAACAACCAACTCTTCACCCTGAAAGTGCAGAGTCGTCTTGACGCCGTTGGACACGTCATCGACAAACGAGACGTTTTCGGTAAAGCCTTCAGCCATAGCGAATCCCAAAAGGAAAAGGCCCCCGAAGGGGCCTTGTCGATCACGTCAGACCGTTTAAGCGGTCAGGTCAGCAATCTTGAAGTGGGCGTTCTCGGAGGTCATCTCCAAGGTGCAGTCAACAAGCACCTGCTCCTTGTCGCTGTCGCCAGTCTTGGCAAGGGCTTGCTTGTTGAAGCCGTCCAGGTAGGCGATGGCTGCGTAGTCGGGGTTGAAGCCGAACACGGTGTTGGAGCCGACCATCAGGTAGTGCGGCACGATTTCCATTTCGCCGAAGTCGCTCATGTAGACATCAGCGCCGCCGACGATGCGACCTTGCTCGCCCTTGCCAACTTGGAAGCGGTTGACGGCGATGCCAGCGAAGCCGGAGAACGTGGACTTGTGCGAAGGCGACATGACAACCATCGGGGGCACTTCGCCGCAGTTGGAGAAGGCCGACTGAGGACGGTCTTCAGCAGAGCTTCGGTGAAGGTGCGGTTCGTGCCAGCGGTCGGAGCGGTGGTCGCAGCGCCAGAGGTGTGCGAGGGGGTCGAGCCACCCGAACCGCTGGAGATGTTGCTGTAGATCATCGCGCCAGCGCCTGCCGACTTGGAAGCGGTCGAGTCGTTGCCAGCGACGGCAGCGTTGTTCGACAGAACCATGGCTTCGATGTCGCGTTGCAGTTCCTTGTACGCCTTGGCGACTTGGTAAGCCTGCTCGGACTTGCGACCGGCCTTCTTGACGCGGTTGGCGCGGCGAGAGGTGGCGATGGTGTCTTGGAAAATCTGGCTGTAGTTCGCCACACGCGAGGTGGCCGAGCGAGCCGAAGGAGTGGCGTCGTCACCGTCGATGGCGGCGTTGTCCTTGTTGGCCGAACGCAGGCTGTCACGTTGCCACTCGTGATAGGTGTTGGTGGCGGTGGCGCGACCGAACGAGGAAACCACAGGGGTCTTCTCGGGGCTGGTGTTGGTGATCGCTTCGATCAGGTCTTCGCGGTCGCCGCGAATGTCGTACTTGGAGACAAGGTTGGTTGGCTGAGCCATGGTGTTTACCTCTGATTGGTTGCGATGAACGCGGCCAGATCACGCATGGAGGCGCCACCTTTTTTGGTGACGGCTTTGCGGGCGTCGAGCTTTTGGCGCACGTCTTGGGGCATCGGTTGTTTGGGCTTCGGCAACTGAGGGGCCTCGGCGACCTTCTTAGAGAT